CCCGGCGTTGCTCACCGCCGCGGCCGGGGCCGGCGCGATCGAGCTCGGTTCGTCGCTCGTCCCTATAGGGTCAGTAAGCGAGCTTGTCAGTAACAATATTTGGGCGTTGACAGCAAGCAATGTGGTATTGACCGTGGCAACTGCCTGCAGCCGGCTTGATGTTCCGGTCGTTAGTGCGTGGGTGGTGGATATGGCGGTCTGCAGCGAGCCCAGCGAGATCGCAGATCCGGCGGCAGCCGACAAGGCATTACCGAGATCTGCCGATACGAGGGCCGACAGCGTCGATGTCTGTGTGGTCGCAGCGCCTGTTTGATGAAATACGACGCAGCTTATCTTATAGGAGATCCACCAGGGGCTGTAGTATTCTGCAATGAAGCTTTTCACCACAACCTGACGCCTGAATGATTCCCAGGTCAGCCAGACGACTTCACCCGAGAGGCGCAGGTTGTCCAGAGCCCGAACCCGGGCCTCGGCGTTCGGTCCCGAAAAGGTGCCTTGAAACGCAACTTCGCCGTCATCCGGCCCAAGACGCTCTACAACTCGTCTACCACCAGCTAGATTATGCACTGACAGTCGATAACGGCCGCCAAAGCGGACGGATGGTGGTATTTCAAAGCCATGAAGGCTGATGGAACCGATTTGGATAGGAGAGTCCTGCAAGGCTTACGTCACTTTTCTAAAAATTTGAAATCGCCAACGGCGAAGCCTAGAAGGGTGCAACGCGGCTCCGGGGTACTGTCGCGCGTGGGTCCACGCCGGTCATGCCCGTGGAAGGTTTCGCCAAAGCTCGCTCTAAATGCTGTTCTGTCCATCGGCCAAGCGCCGAACCATCAATATGTAAGGTTGAGACAGTTGATTTGCCGCGTTCGGGTTGCTCGCCAACTGCGGTTGCGTCGCGATCAGATGGGTCCACCTGGTATTGCCTGGCGTTCGGCTCTGTCGGCGATGGCTGTCCGGTCGCGAGGAGCAGGGGCTGCTGTACCGAGGTCTCACCACTCCCCGCCATGGCGGGCCGCGATGCTGGATCGGTCTGCGGCTCCCGAAATTCCGGCGCGGGCGAAAGAGCCCGAATGGGCGCAAGCGGGCCGGATCCTGCGAATCCAAATTGCGCCTCGGTCGGACCTGCGGTTACTGCGTGGCTCGGCCGCAGAACTGGCGAATTCTGCGTGGCGACCGCCAGACGCCTGGTAGGTCCATCAAAAGGCCGGCCTGCAGCCGCAATCGACGGTAAGTTCCAAAGCTCTCGCCAGGGCAGAGCACTCGCGGGTAGTTTCGCTCCACCCTCTTCTTTGAGACAGAGAATTGTCATTCTGCCTAAAGCGTCGATCGGCGCCGCAGTCCTTCGATCAAGCGTTGGAAGCGGGGGTCTTCGCCAGCGGTTGGTTTGTGCCGGAGTTGCGCCTTTGCTCGGCGATCGCGGTGCGTTGGGTGTCATCCCCAAATCGGACACGCTCTGTCCTCGGCCACGCACAGGCAACGTCAGCGGAGCCATGAAGCGCCTCGAAAAGTGCAAGATCCGCTGCAGGTCCAGGAACCAGGCGATCCGTTTGGCGTCTGCCTTCAGCATGAAGTGTCAACCTTGTGGTTTTCGTCTGGGCGGGGGCATTACCCCTTAGCCACTGTTGGCTGTACCCACTCGAACGCGGACCAGTCGAACGTATGGCCTTCAAGAGTTCCGAGGGCCACGACATACGCTGCTCGTTCGGCGGCAGACAGTGAGAATGTTACGTCGAATGGCACCCCGTTCCGGACAAGATAAAGACAGTCGATCAGGACAGGGTGCCGGGCAAGTTTCCCACATTTGACTTTAGATCAGCAAGTTCTTGCTGATCTCTGACCGTGTCGGCTATGGCCGCCAAGCCTTCGTCGCCCAACCGGTCGATCAAGCTTTCGATTTGTCCCTCGGTCGCAGGCGGGGGCACCGGTACGCCGTCGATTTCCAGGACCGCAAATGCCAGGCCCGCCATCGCCAGCCACGGCTCGTTTTGGGCCAGCACTGGACCGGCAGCTTTGAAGAGCCGTAATGTATCCAGCGCCGTCAGGTGTCGCAGGGTCAGCCGCCGCCCGCTCCCGTCAACGGTCATCGAGGTCTTGGCAGCATCCCGTATGATGGTCTGTGACGGGGTCATCAGATGCGCTTCTTCCTGGTCGCGTAGAATTCAAGCTTCTGCTTCACGCTGGCGTCTCCCTTCCAGGCGCCTGCGCTGGTGAGCTTGAACACAACGCCGTCGAATTGGTAGGTCGAAACCGATCCGTCCGTTTCCGTAATATATTGGTACATCGTTCCGGGCTGGTTTCCACTGCCGCTGTAGAAATTCTGCTCTAAGGCCGAGACGAAATCATCGAGTGCCGATGTCCCCCTCTCTACCTCAAAGCTTCCTTCCCAACCCTTCGGAAGCTCGGCGCCAAGCTGGCTTCCATCAAGCCGATTGATACGTACTGAACTTGTAAGCTGGCGACTTTCAAAGCCCGTAACATGGCTGATGTCAAGCCGCCCGCTCGGACCCATCACGACGAGTTGGGTATCCCGGCCGATCGAGAATGCTGTCAGTCCCACTGCGTGATCTCCTAGCTGACTTGACCGGTGGGTAACGTTTGGACGGATACCTGGACCGTCTGACCTCCCTCAACATTGACGATGAACCGCTCGTTGATCGCCTGGTACTGGACCTGAGCATCAGACTGGACGTAACCCAGGCTTGTCCGGGAAAGCGGATTGTTGCTCTGGTCACATATGACGCTAAATGGCACGGAACCATCAGTGCTACCGAGCAAGCCTTGCGAATACATGTTGTTCAAGAATGACATTTGCGTTGATCTGATCTGCTGGAACAAGTTGCTGTTGATGACTTGACCTACATACTGGCCCATGCCAGCAGCCAATGTTTCCGCAATATAATTGGTCAGCCGCGTGTAGTTATCTCCATCTATTGCTAGATTTGACGATGTATTGTTACCGCCACGGACGCCCCAATATGCACCACCAGGTTGAGGATTGCAGATCAGGTCCAGGCCTGCACCCAGCAACACGCTTAGGTCGGCAGACGAATAGGTGGTGCTCTGGCCCGAACCAGGGGCTCCCGTGCTTTGGCTGCCGATGATTCCGTAGATTTGCTTATTGAGACTGGATTGCTCCGGTGACAGGTTCGCCAACCGGCCGGCCGCAAAGCCTTGCGGTGAAACCAGACGGACGGTGTTGTTGACCTGGTCGGACCACCACAGCCAATCGCCGAACATGAGCTTCGCGGCGTAGCTGTCCAATCCTGCCGCAGCAATAGTCGCCACCGAATTCGTGATTGTATCGCCGGCTGGCGTCGTGAGGATCATGTATACCCCCTCGTCCAGCCCGAAATCCGCCTGGGTCGACCAAGTCGTCGAACCGTCACAATCTGCTAGCAGCGCGAGACCACATCCCTGTCCTCGCAACCCGTACATTCCGCTCCGCGGGGAGGTGTCCACGCCAATCAATTGACCGCCGCCAACCTGTGTCGCCCCGTCCGACCCGGCACCCGACGCACCTAAACTGAGCGAGAAAGGTGCCGGTGATGCCGTGGTCCCACCCGCGCTGGCTATGACCAGGAGGGATGGCCCGCGCTGCGGTCCCAGGCCGGAATTGACCGCTGTCGCCAGACCGGTCCAGAAGGCCGCGCCGTTGCCGACGAGTCCATCATAAATCTCGGGTACGAACCCCGAAAGGAGGACCGACAGCATCCAGGTATTCGGTTGGGTGCCGGCGGCAAGGGTCACAGTGATGCTGTTGCCCAGCGAGCCGGTGTAAAGGGCCGTGAAGCTCGCATTTGTACCCGGGACCGCCGTATTAGCGGCTGTATCGGTGCCGTCGGTCACGCGCAGGCAGCGGAAGTTCTGGGCGCCTTGCTGTACCGCGGTCGCGACCTGGGTGCCCATGTCGTATTTCCGCGGCACGATCGAGCCAAACTGCTGGGCATAGTCGGCCATCGTCGCGACGATCGCGGGCTCATCGACAGGCCCCCAGGATGCGGTCCCCACCACCCCAAGGATATTCGTCGGAACGCCATTCAAGACCAGATTTTGTGGCGGAACGATCTGCACATACAGATCGGGCACAATCAGCGACGTCGTATTGATGCTGCCTTGCTGGAAGATTGGCACTTGGACTAACCTTTCGACGTGTTGGGCGTCGTGGCCTTGATGACGAATTTCCGGTATTCGGAGGACAGTATCTCAGCAATCTTTGTCGCATCGGCTATAATATCGCCGCGAACAAAGCTGAGGAAGGCTTTCGTAACCACTAGATGGGGTGTCATGGCGAATACCTAACCATATGTTATATTGCTGTTCAAATCGGAAGCACCGAAAAGCATTGATGGCTGCTGGACGACTGACGTCGTAGGGTATTCTACCGTATAAACCAGATCTCGCCGATACAGCAGGGCGTTCTGGGCCTGATCGTAACTGGCAGTATTTCGGTAAATGATACGGGCGTTGCTGCTGTCGGAAAGCATCAGGAAGCTGAGCTGATCGAATGCCGAGTCGATCGCGCTGGCCACTGAATCTCGGATTGCTGGGGTTGGGCACCAGCAGATGATCCGGACATCCTTTTCCTGCCTGCGACTCTCGAATGACGTCGTATTGTCGCAGACAACTCTGACCACGACCGAAGTCGCACCTGGTACGGTTATCGTAAACCCCTCCGCGATCGACGGAAAATTCTCCTGGATCAGCTGATTTAGATTTGCGGCGACAAGGAACGTGGTATCGCCGGCCTGAATTCGATAGGCATAGACTGATCCATCGATCAACGCCCCAACGACATCCCCCACGGCAGGGTTGCCAGAGATGGTGATTGTCTGTCCGGCCGAGCTGGCTACCACGCCAGGTCGTAACGATTGGGTCTGCCATTCCGGAAGATAGCGGGTCGTTGTCCGTCCTGAGTCGTTATCGCTTAACACAGTGACATTAACTGCGCCAGCGCTCAGGTCCGTGTTCAATGTGGCCGAGTTCGGCCACCCGCGATAGACGCGGCAAAGCACGCCAATAACACTTGGTAGAGACGAACCGGCCGGATACAGAACCGACGTCACGGTGCCGGCCACCGCCTCCTCGACATCTGATATGTCTGCCATCTACGTCGTTGCCATCTTAGCGGTTATGCGCCAACCCAGATCTGTCAGCTCCGATCCGACAACGGCCGCGGTTCGCTTTAGGTCATCCGTGATCAGGTCGCCCGGAGACAAAATGACACGAGCGATAGCGGGAAGAAGAATATTCCAGTAAGGAATGACATGATCGGTCGGCAAATCTACCTCGGACGCGCTCGTTCGGCTCTCACCCAGTACACTTGCCGGCCATCCTTCCATCAACGTCACCGAACTACCCGACGTGTAGCCTCCGTACGCGTTGCCGGCGGGGCTCGCTTGCGTGTTGGGCCGAACGATCGAAATGATACGGTTGGCCCTGACGCACAACACCGGCAATAGATGGTCCTGCGACGCCACGAAGAATTTCACACTGCCTAGAATCAGATAGTCGCCCACCCGCGTGTAGCTGGCATCAAAAATTCCGTGCCAGAGCGGGTCGCCGTAGACGTTTGTCCGTTGGCCATTGCCCTTTGCGGACACAAATGTCGCGGGTAATCTCAGAAACCGATTCTGTTTATCCAGAGGGCTGAACGGACCTTTGGGACGGAACGCATCGGCGGACTGCCCAACATAGCGGGCTGACTTTCCTAACCCCCAATAAAGCCGGTCCTGCAGCTTGCTACCATTCATGTGTCAAACAATCAAAGACGCCGTTCCGCTGGTAAGGGCAGGGCCTGTAGGAACGCCGAGGAACCCGCATAGCCGCCGCCTCCATTCGTCGAACAGGCGTATCCTGTCGGCCAGTTCGTTTTTGTTCCTCGTCCACACCGACGCCTGATCCGTATCGAGATTGTCGGATGCCGCGGGAACGGCCAGTTCAAGCGCGGTCAGGTTGCCCAGATACCGGCGAACGATCACGATCTCCGAGCCTGAAAGATTCGTAAGTCGAAACTCGAGCAGGCCATAGACCTGAAAGTAACGCCACGATTGCATTCCTGTCGGCGCCGCCCCGTAGGCCGGGTACCCGCAAAAGCGACGGATATCGACCCTTTCGGGGTCTGTGAGCGGGTTCAAAGAAATGATCCGTCGCCGCGGCTGAACAGGATGGTACCCGACCCCGAGGGTGAAATCGCGGCGGCATAGGAGATCAGGCTGTTGACCGAAAGGATCACACGGCTGCCGGCCAGAACCGGCATGTCGGCGGTCGACGCAGTGACCGTTTGATCCGAACCGAACCTCACATACGCCAGGGCGCTCGTCGTATTGGTGACCACGACCGAATCACCGCCGCCTGATAAAGGCGCGTTTGCGGAGACGCTGCCAATTGATACGCTGATTGTGCCAGTTGGGCGAAACGGACTAACAGAACCTAGCGGCATGGCGATTGTGCTCTTTCGTCATTTTCAGCCAATGTGTTCCACGATGACGGCGCGTTTGTACGCGGCGTTGGTCGCGGTTGGGACGGTCGTCGGGTTCGTCGTCGTGTCTGATGGCGCGCAGAGACCGCCGATCCAGTACCAAGACTGCGCGATGATCTGTTGCAGGCGGTCGATAGCCTCCCGCGTAACCATTGCAATTCCATCGACCATCGTGATGATCGAATCTGCGGGTGCGACGTCGCTGGAAGCCATGCCGGCGAAATCACCCTCGATCAGCGCCCCCTGACCGCAGATGATGGGCCGGCGGATCATCAGGCCAGCTAAAGTCGGATGCGGTTGCACGAATGCCTCGGTCGTCGGAACAAAGCGAAGGCCCAGGAAGTCATTGGTCATGCCCTTCTTGAACACCTGATTAGCCGAAGTTGCGCCCTGGAAGAGTTGTTTGAAATCCGGATCGGAGAAGAGTTGGCGGGACGACACCGGATCGAGATAGCAGTTATACGCACCGTCGATTTCGGGCACCGCATTCATTCGAAGCTTCGAAACTGCGTCCAAAAGGTTTGACATCGTTAACGTGTCGGATGCAGTGATCATGGCGGTGTTCGCGCGGTCTGACGGACGCACAACGGTCGAGCCGTTGGCCGCGGTAACCGTGTTGCCGGCGGTTCCGTCCGATAAAGAGACATTGCTCGAGAGCGTGAGCACGCCGGATGTCCCGTTCGGTGCCGTGGACACGTTCGTGGCGTCGACCGTGACGCCGATGAGAGTGTAGTAGTCCGAGCCGATGGTGACCGCCATCGAGGCGCTGGTGCTGACGGCCTGCTGAACGCCATTGACAAACACGATCTGGAAGCCGCGCACGTCGTCGACGGGCACCGTCGGCCCCGCACTTGCCAGCGTGGTTCGCACGCGGGTGTTGCCACCCATATACGCCCCGAACAGGGCATTTCGGCTCAATTCGTCCAGGCTGCGGGCAGCTTGTTCGCCGTTCACATAGGCGTTCTGCAGAAATTGCGATGCTATGCCAACCCGCTCCGTCACGACGTTGAGATCGGTGGTTGCGGCGTAGAGATTGATGGAGATCGTATACTGCTCGACACCCCAGGTGGTGGCGGTCAGACCGTTGTCAAAGTTGGTATTCGTTGCCGGCGCTAACGGCGTCGTCACCGATGGCTTAAGCCCCGCCCGGGTCTTGGTTAGGGTCTCGCCGATGCCGACAGCCACGGTAACACGGTCGGCACAAGCGCGATAACCAAGCCGCGACCGCAATGCTTGCGCAAATTCGCGCTCGAGAAACCCTTGCTGAATGATCGGCTGCAGTGAAACAGGGAAATTCTGGATACCCATCAATCGTCCTATCTATAATGCGACCGTCGCTGGTGAGGCGAGCGATCAGAATTGATATTTCGTAACCGCCGCCCGAGCGGACGCGTATTCTTGGTCGGTCATTTCCAGCACCGATTTCTGTCGAACCGGGTGTGATGCGGGTGCGATTGCAGCGCTTGATGAGGACGGCACCGCAAACAACCACGGCTTGTTCCGCCTGAGATCATCCATCAGCTTTGGTCCGCCGATGATATTGTCGTCCTTACCCAGCCGGACGGCTGAAAGGTCGATCAGTTTCAAGCCATCAAGATCGACGATCCCGGCGCGGATTGCTTCCGTCCGCAGGCTCGCCACGAGGAGACGAGATTGAAATTCGCTGCGTAGCTTGGCGATTTCCTCGGCTGCCTCGCTCGGTCGGTCGTCGCCATCCGCTCCCGGCGTGGGGACAGACGGCACTTCAGCTAAATCATCATCCATTTCAATCTCAGGGAATGTCATCAAAAAGCTATGAAACCGAATTCGGTTCGATATTCTCTAAATCGTAGGTAGCGGCAATCGCCTTGAATGCGATCTCTCGGCTTATACATCCGGCTGCCACGAGGGCCGTCAATGACTGGACGTCTTTCTGGCGG